GGAGCAATTAAAACATTGCAATATATTTCTGTTTTATTGGATATGTTAAAAAGTAATACAGATAGAAAGATTAACATGACAGTAAAAATTGATGGCGCGCCCGCAATCGTATGCGGTAGAGACTCATACGGCAAGTTTTTTATATCAACAAAAAGTGCATTTAGTAATGATCCAAAACTTTCTTATAGTGTAGCAGACATAAGAAAGAATCACAATGAGGCACCTGGGTTAATTGATAAACTAATATATGCATTTAATGTACTTAAATCAACAAATTTTGATGGTGTTTACCAAGGTGATCTCCTTTTTTGGCCCGGTCTTATTCAAAAATACGTAATTTCTGGAAAGGAGTATATTGGATTCAGACCAAATACTATTCTTTATACATTTCCAATTGATTCTGCAGAAGCAAAACAAATATCTAATTACAAGATAGGAGTAGCATTTCATACAAAATATGACCCCAGTATAGATGAAGAAGGCAAACAACGATTTGTTAATAAAAAATTTGGTGTGTCGGTTGACCATTTAAAATCCAGTACTGCCTATATCATAGATGCTTTATTCGATAATAAAGCAGGTACTATAAGCTTAACAGAAGAAGAAACAAATTTTATTCGAAGAACAATGCAGAACGCCGAATCACACATTAATTTAATAAATTTTTCCTACCTCGAAAATAAAATTTCTGATTATATTAATATATTTTTGAATTCAAAAATCAAAGAAGGAGAGTTTTTATCTGACCTTCGTTATTCATTAAATGATTTTATTCAATGGTTGACTGCAAGATTAGATAAAGACATTGAATCGGTGAAGCGAAAGGAACCGAAAATTGCCTTAAAAGATCAAACACTGAAGCTTTTAGATAAGAATGCTGATACTATTTTGCATTTATTTAATTTTATCAGAGACGTCAAACAAATTAAAGATATTTTTATACAAAAATATAATTCTATATTGCAAGGTGCTGTCATGGGCACCTTCTTAGTAATGCCTAATGGCGACATTAAAGTGACAAATCCGGAAGGGTACGTTGCTTTTGATCAGGATCAAAACGGTGTCAAGTTTGTTGATCGATTAGAATTCAGCAGAGCCAATTTTCTTTTGCCTAAAAAATGGGTGGATACAAAAGAAACAACATCAATTGAATAATTATGATAGGAAATGAAACAACTTCTAATGATCAAGCTATTTTAAATAAAGCTTTAGGTGATAAGTTTCAGATGTATTTTGATATACCGCCGTTATTGAGAAATATTAATAAGAGATTTGAACGAAAAAGTACATCTATTTCATTAGACACAATGGCCTTTTCTATATATGGCGCCATCGTACCTACCATAAATGTGCCTTCAGTTGACTTGGCATATAGTGGCTCGCCCTTTAGTATAACATCTCATTCACATCCAAAGTATGATCCACTAAAAGTAAACTTTACTGTTGATAATATGTTTAATAATTATTGGGTCATATATACATGGTTAAATGCTTTAAGAGAGGCACAAGAAGGGACCTATGCAACTTCATTAAGATGCAATAATATATCAGAAGCGGTTGGTTCTTTGGGCGAATACGGTACAGATATTACCATAGTAGCTAAAGATGAATTTAATAATGATGTCATAAAATGGATATATAAAAATGCATTTCCCACAACTTTAGATGGAATATCATACACATATAGACAGTCTAATGAAATTGAATCATCATTTACTTTTGCTTTCTCAGAACTATATTGCTTGCTAGTATAAAAAAGGACTCAAAAAAAGTATAAATAAGTCCTATATGAGAACTATTCAGTCGCCCGGCGTTGAAATTCGCGAAGTTGACATTTCACAGGTAGCATTTCAACCAACCGGTACAAATGTATTTCTAGCAGGATTTGCACAACGAGGACCAACAGATGAAATAATTCAAATCACCTCTATCCAGGAATTAGAGCAAGTATATGGAGCACCTGTAACTCCTGCGGAACGCTATTTTTATCATTCCGCAAAGCAAATTATAACAGATTCAAACGCATCACTGTATGTAAATCGTCTTCCTTACGGACCTGGTGCCGGATATGGTTATGGCTCATCTTACGGCGCATTAGTATATCCTGTTGTTACTTTAGAAACAGACAATTCAACAGTAGTATGGCGTGTTACTAAGTCTATTGCTTCGTCTGCTTTTGATTTAGGTACTACAGATCCCACAATAGTTGCAACTGCTAGTTTTAGTGATACAGATTTTATTTATTTGAGTAGTAACGGCTTGCAATTCAGTGACACGGGATATGCAAAATTAACGGATCTTGAATATAAATCATTAATTGCCGGACTTACAGCATCTTCAATAGCTGCTGTATCTGCACTAACAGATGTTAGTACATCTTTCTTCTCTGCCGGCGAAGTAACAAAAACAAATAACATTGCAGTATCTGCGGGTACTTACGTACTAGGTGCGCCGAAATTCTTTGAATTGACGCTCGATCAATATAATGCTGTCATTGAAGGGACCGCATTTAGCTGGTCTACTACCAGCACTGATGTATCATTAATTACATCTGTTGCAGATTTCGGCAAGGCAGGACTCATTCTTTTGAATAAAGGACAAACAGTAACAGAATCAAACGCAGAAGGATTCTATGCAGCTATTACCGATAACACAAATGCCGAGCCAACTACAGACCATGATAGTATATTAAAGGCTTATACTATTACACAAACAGCACCTTCAGTTGGGTTATATGGTACTGGATTCACAGAAATTCCTTCAGAGCGATTGAATTTCTCTCTTTCCGGAGGTTCTGACGGCGGTATTGTTCGCGACGATTCGAATCTTTCATATAATCTCGAAAGAACATTCTATAACTTCCCTGATTCAACTTCTGAAAAGTTTGATGATACATTATCAATCAGTATCTATAAGCTTCGTAGATCAATTTACACCCCTGATGCCATTAAGATGGATTATATCTTAGAGAGAAATCATATTGGTTCACTAGATTTCAATCGCAAAATACAAGATGTAAACGGTGGTGAAGCTGTTTCTTATTTCATTTCGGCACCACAAAAAGAAAGTCGTGCCGTTAAAATCATCGTAAATGATTATATTACTAATAGAGGCGGCGATACATGGTTAAATGCTGTGGGTGTACCTAATAAGAAGATTCGTTTATATAGTAATTCAGCAGTAAAAACACTAGCAAGCGACAACACAACAGGAAAACGTTTCGGCGGTTACTACTTGGATTATGTTGGGTTAGCTGCTTCTTTTAATACTAGTGATGCTCTATACGCAACAGGTCCGTATACAAGTTTAGATATTAAAGCAAAGGACATGGGTAATCTACCAGTTAAGATTGAAAATGCGCTTTATAAAGTAGAAAATGATGAATTATTTGATCTGGATATTGTTGTTGAAGGTGGATTAGGAACCATATTCACAACTTGCTGCGCCAACCAAGTAACATACTTTGATGACACAGTAGTATCAGAAAATTTTGCAACCGGATTGAATCTTTTGAAGACTACCGGTGAATATGTATCACCAGTAGATGCTACACAAGATTTAAGGGCACTATACAACACAATTTTCCAAAAATTTGATACATTCTGTTCACAATCCCGCAAAGATTGTATGTTCATTGCAGATCCATTGCGCCAAATTTTTGTTAAGGGTGAGAATAGTAAGGTATTACCCAATGCAAATAATTCATTCTCACGCGATATCTATACATCATTAAAACATTTATTTGAACTCGCTAATTCGAATTATTCATGTACTTACGGCAACTGGGCAAAAATTTATGATGCTGTAGCTGGATTAAATGTGTGGGTGCCATTCTCAAGTTTTGCGGCAACAAGTTTTGCTAATACAGACTCTAATTTCTACCCGTGGTATGCGCCAGCTGGATTTACCAGAGGGCGTGTACGTAATGTTTTAGAACTTGCAGTAGCTCCTAAACAAAAAGAAAGAGATCAATTGTATAAGATTTCAGTAAATCCTGTGGCATTCTTCCCCGGTGATGGCATTACTATCTTTGGCCAGAAGACCATGCAACGCCAACCAAGTGCATTTGACCGCATTAATGTAAGAAGAATGTTCTTATATCTTGAAAAGGCCACTAAGAAGACTGTTAAGTATTTCGTATTTGAACCTAATACGACATTTACACGCACACGTCTCGTGAATGCATTAAACCCAGTATTCAATTTTGCTAAGTCTACAGAAGGAGTAACAGATTACATGATTGTATCTGATAAGAGA